ATGCGACGTAATTTTGAACCATAGCCCACTGCGTCAGCACGGCTTGCAGCCGCCAGAGTGGCACGCCGGGGACCGGAGCGCGCGGAGCGACGGCCGGCGTCGGCGTGGCAGGCCAGGCCTGATAGGCTTGCCAGTCGGGCGTTTTCCGGATCGTCCGGGATCATCGCGCCGTCCGAGCGCTGCACCGCGGTCGAATTGTAGAGAAGAGCGTAAGTGTAGTTTATCAGGCCGCTTTAGAAGTCGCAGTCGGCGGTCCAGTGCGCCATCATGTTGTAGGTCGTGGCCGCCGCGGAGCACGCGGTGGCGTTGCCGAAACCAAGCGGGCCGCTCGTAGAAGTAAACGCAGCAGCCGCAACGTCCGCGTTGTTCTGGTTGTCACGGAGCTTTCCGCTGGCGCCGGTGGACGGCGAATACAGCGTCACCGTCGGCGAAGCCCGCTTCGGCTCTTTGTATGGAACGCTGACCAATGGCGAGTAAACGGCGGACGGCAGGCCGGCAAGATAAGCCTGGGCCGCGCCGACATTCGTCACTGTGCCGACGGCCGTGCCGATTGTATAGCTCTTCTCGTAGTAGCGCCGGCAGCGCTCGAGGCTGACGTCCGGCGGCAGGAATTCGAACGCCGTGGCGACTGAGCCCCGCTCGAACTGCACGCCCGTAAGTTGGAGCGTCGCGCCGCTGGCCGCGACCAGATTGACCGCTCCGGAGACGGAAGTGTAGTTTCCCGTCTGCCAGGATCCCGCGGAGGAGGCTTGATAAGTCGAGCCGGCGCCGAGCGGGAAATAGAGTTGGATGCTGGAGCCGGCGCCGTAAGTGACCCACGTCCCGCCGCTGTCGCCGGGAATCGCGAGCGTGATCTTGGTCCAGGCGTTCGCGCTCGAGAGACTGAAGGTGGCGACATAGCTGCGGGTCGCCGCGGCGTTGCGCACCGCGACCGCATAGGTTCCGGCGACCGAAGCCTGCGCCCAGAACGACAGCACGACCGACGCGGCGCTCGAGCTGCCCCATTGAAGGTCGCCGACGGCGTCGGCCTCGATGAACTGGGAAAAGCCGAAAGTATCGCTCGAAACCGGCGTATAAGCGGACGACGAGGTCAGCGTCACGGCGTAGGGCAGGCCGACGGTCGCGGCATTGGCGGCCGACAGCGCGACTTGCTGGGCGGAGAACTTCCCGCTCTGTGTGCCGCCGAGCTTCCACCGGTCGACCGAATAAACCGACATCGTGGCGACGCTCGCGCCTTCGTTTCTTTGATCCCAGCGCATGTCGCCGTTGATCAGGCGATTGCGGAACGTCTCGTTGTTGGCGATTGCGGCCGCGACGAAACCCGTCGTTGCGAGTTTGGTCGAATTGTCGCCGACGGCCGCGGTCGGCGCGGTCGGGGTTCCGGTTAGGGCCGGCGAGGCCAGCGGCGCGAAGCTCGCGGCGACGAAGCCGGTCGTGGCGAGCTTGGTCGAGTTGTCGCCGGGAGAGGGCGTCGGCGCGGTCGGCGTTCCGGTCAGGGCCGGCGAGGCGAGCGGCGCGAAAGAAGCAGCGACGAAGGCGGTCGTCGCCGCTTTGGTGGAGTTGTCGCCCGCCGTAGGCGTGGGCACGGTCACGGTCCCGGTGAACGTCGGGCTCGCGAGCGGCGCGAAAGAAGCGGCGACGAAGCCGGTCGTGGCGAGCTTGGTCGAGCTGTCGCCGGCTGCAGGCGTCGGCGCGGCCGGGGTTCCCGTGAAGGTCGGGCTCGCGATCGGCGCGCCGCCGGCGCCAGTCACGTCGGCGAGCGCGAGCGTCACGGCGCCGATTCTGCCGTTGAACGAGGCGACGCCGACCGCGTCGACGATCGTCCAGGCGTTCGAGCCGTTGCTCTCGATGGCGAGGTATCCGTAAGCCGTCGAAAGCACGGCCGAGGTCGCGCCGTTGATGAGATCGAAGCCAGCGCGGTTCAAGGTGATCGTGATGGTCGCCGAGCAGCCGCCGCTCTCGTCGACCACCGTCAGCCTCGTCCCGGCCGGATAGGCGCTGGCCGCGGGAAGGGTGATCGTGCGCGCTGCCGTGATCGCGGTGAAGGCGATCATCCGATCCGTCGCGAGCGCCGAATAGTTGACATCGGAAACGGCCGTGCGCTGGTTGGCGAAGGTAGGCGCGCCGGTCGTCGCGTCGAGGGCGATCGCCGTCGTCCACGACGAGCCGTTCGGCGACACCTTGAAGCTGAAATTGTCGCTGCCGTTGAGGCCCAGTTGCGCGCGGCCCGAGAAGCCGTCCTCGAAGATGATCGAGGCGGTGTTTGCGGACGCAGACTTGTTGATCGTGAAGGAGAAATTGGTTCCGTTGAAGAGCGCGCTCGCGCCGTAGACGGAAAGCGCATTGCTCGGGTCGGGCGCGGTGCCGACGCCGACGAGGGCCACGCCGAGATTTTGCAACGGCCAGACGACCGTCCAGGCGCCCCCGCCGTTCGACTCGATCGCGACCGCGGCATAGGCCGCCTCGAGGACGAAGCTCGAGGAGCCGTCGATCACGTCCGTCCCGTTCGCCGACAGCGTGATCGTCTTCGAGCTCGAGCAATTGCCGGTCTCGTCGGCGACGATCAGCAGCGTTCCGACCGGATAGGAGGCGGCCGTCGGCAGCGAGACGGTACGCGCGGCGGTGATCGCCGTATAGGCGATCAGCCGATCGGTGCTCAGCGCCGTATAGTTCGCATCCGAGACAGCATGTCTGGAGACGGTCGTAACTTCGGAGAGCTTGGCCGCCGGCCAGCCGCCGGCGGTCGAACCGTCGCCGACGATCACGCGGTTGTTGGTCACATCGACGATGAGCTCGCCCTGCGCCGGGGTGAATCCTGCGATGTTCGCCGCCGTGTCGCGCCGGCGCTTGACTTGAACGCTCATGAGGTGATGTTCCCGAGATCGATAAAGACGGTCGCCGGCGCGGCGACGGTGCCGAAGTCGTCGTATTCGCCGATCGGGTCGTCGGCGATGTAGCCGTAATCGAGGTCGACGCCAGCCGCTAGCGCGGAGGCGACGGGGCCGATCGCGCCCGAACCGCTCGGCGTATAGGTGTAGACTGCACAGGTCGACAGGTCCTCGAGCCCGCCGCCGAACACGTTGAAGCTCTGGAACTTGAAGTAGAGCGTCTGGCCGATCAGGCTCGGTGGCAGCGAATACTTGACGATCGCCCCGTCGAGGCGCGCAAACCGCGCGCCGCTCGAATGGGAGGCGTGCGCCGTCCCGCCGAGGCCGCGGGCGAGCCCGGTCAGGTTGTAGGCGTTTCCGGAAACAAGCGTCGCGGTCTCATAGGCAAGAAGCTCGTTGTCGACGAGCGAGAGCGTCGCGCCCTGCTCGGCCGCGACTTGGCTCGTGCCGGCAAGCGTCCCGCCGCTCTCGGCGAGGTCGACCGACAGCGTGTCCGTAGTGTCCAATCCCGACGCGGCGGCGAGGTTGGCCGTCAGGGCGCCTTGCCTCAATGGCGCCGTGAGCATGGCGATCTGCCCATAGGTCACATCGTCGATCGAAACATAGACGTTCGCCCCGCCCCATTGGTTCGCGCCGCCGCCGGCGATCCCAGACGCGCCGACCCACACCTGAGCCTGACCGCCGGTGACCTGGGGAGGCGGCTCAAAGATCAAGGGCGTGTTGACCGGGACCGCGGGGACCGCCCAATTCTGGCCGGTCGCTCCGGCGCCCGCGCTCGGGTTCAGCGCCGGCGTCCCGACGCCGAACACGAGCTCCTCGGCCGTGACCGCGATCAGCCCCTTGTCGTCCTCCTCGAGCGAGAGGATGCGGACGGGATAGTTCGACAAGCCTAGGTTCGTGTCCGTGATCGTAACGACGTCCATCGGGTCGAGCAGGCAATATTCCCACGACAGCTTGAAGGTGAACTTGGTGCGGACGTAGAGCTCGCGCTGCAGAATCGTTTGCGCCACGATCGGGCCGATCGTGAACTCGTCGCAGATCTCGGGCGCCTGGATAACCGGCCCGACGCGGGGCCCGAACAGCTCGATCTGGCTCTGGTCGCGCGCCTCGACCGGAACCGACGTGTAGCGGTTCGACCGGCTCGAGACCTCGATGCGCTGAGTGGTCGGCAGCGAGAAGATGTCGGCGCGCTCGACCTGAACCGGATCCTTGTTGCCCTTCTCGTCGACGAAATCGAGGTCGGTCAGCGCGTAGACCGGCGTCAAGTTCGGCGTGTAGGCGGTCGAAGCGCTCGAAGCGTAGGTGATGACGACGGCCTTGCCTTCGTCGGGCGCAGCGAAAATGTAGGTCCCTTGCGTGATCATCCCGTAAGTGCCGGCGGCGGTCGGGATCGCCGCGCCGATGAAGGCGAAGGGGATGTTGGTGAAGGCGTATTTGACGCCGCCGTCCGAGACGAAGGACGCCGGGCCGCACACCGTCACCTCGGACGGCAGCGAGACGCCCGACGAGACGGGAATTGGGATCGGAATCGAGAGCTGCGTCGATTGCGTCGACGTCGCGCCCGCGGCGATCGCCGAATCGCCGTAGGGAATGAACTTGAGCTCGCCACCGCTCCACACCGCGGCGCAGTTCAGGATCTGCAGCCAGCGCGACAGGATGCTCGAGCCCTGCTCTTGCGTGACGAGCGCGGGCGAGAAGGCGATGCCCATCGCCTTGCAATAGGTCTGAAGGCTCGGATCGTCGCCCGAGCCGAACAAGGTCGAGGAATTGATGTAGGCCGGATTGAACCCGGCCCCATACTGCGCGTTGGTCAAGAAGTCATAGATGACCTGCGCCGGGTCGGCGTCGATCCCGTTGACGCCCGTCCCGGCCAGGATGCCGATCACCTCGAAATTGTGGTTCCCGATCGAGGCGGACGAGCCGAGGTTGTAGCCCGCGCCCCAGACATAAGCGGTGCCTTGGTAGGCCAGCGCCATCGTCGGATAGAGGGCGGCGAGATAAGGCCAGACGGCTTGCGGCGTCGTTCCGTCATAGAGCCCGAGGCCGAGCTCGATCAGGACGTAGACCGACAGGTCTTTCCAGACGAGCCCGACGCCGGCGATCGGTCCTTCGCACAGCGCCATCATGAGGTCGGCGGAATAGGTCCATGAGGTCGGCTGGCCGCCGCCCTTGCCGCCGCCGCCTTTGCCGCCGCCGCCCTTTCCCCCGCCGGGGCTCGGGATGGCCCGGAAATTCTGATACCAAATGACGTTGGCGGCGATCTTGTTGCGGCCCCACACGATCGGAATCGGGAGCGTCGAGACCGACGTCTGCAGTTGAAGCGCGGTGTAATCCGGCTTCACCGTCTGATGACTGCGGCGAAACCAGCTCATGAGGCGCCTCCGGGTGGCGCATGAGTTGTGCCCGCGGAAGCGGAGGCCCAGCGGCCGTCGTCCGCCCGCTCCACCATGCTTCGCATGGTCCCCCTCCCCCGCTCTGCGAGGGAGGCCGCCCAATAGCTCGCGAATTTCGACTGCGGGAGACGCGCGGCGAGCTCGCTGTTGCGCAGATCGTCCTCGAGCACGACTTTCGCCGCCGCGAAAGCATGGACGAACGACAGAGGCTCGGTCTTGGTGACGATGCCGCCATGGGCGAAGCATCGGCCGATGCGGAACAGGATCACGTCGCCGGGCCCCGCCCCCGGGCTTTGACCCGGGGGTCCGACGAGGGAGGCGCGCGCGAGCAAATGCCCGAGGTATTTTTCCTCATTGCGATGCAGCATCCAGTCGCGCGTATAAGGGCGCGGATCGAACGGCGGAACGAGGCCCAAGTCGCAATAGACGCGCACGAGAAGCATGGCGCAGTCGACGCCCGCGCCTTTCACGTCGGCCGCATGATGGTAGGGCGTGCCGATCCATGCGCGGGCGGCTGCGACGACAGCCGCGCGCTGGCTTCCCTCTCCCTTTGGAACAAAGCCTGCCTCGAGCGGAGCGAGGGGGGCCGGGGGTGTCGGGGCCGGTCGGGAGTTCACAGGCATACTGCACTCCACTGTCAATAAGCGAGCTCGGGCGGCGGGACGTAAGGGAAGCCCCGGAAGTTGGCGCCGTTGTTGAACCGTGAGACGCAGGTCGCCTGGGTATGATCGCAGCCCGCATAGACGGTGAAGGCGTCGCCCGTCGCCGGCGCGAAAGGCAGCGGATATATGAGGTTGAGCGCCGAGCCGGCGGCGACGCTCTTGATAGTCGCCCGCACGTTGGCGTTCGCGCCCGACGTGAAAACGAGCGAGCCCTGCGCGTGCTGCGCCGCGGCGACCGATGACAGGATCGCGGATTGCGTCGATCCCGCGCCGGCCGTCCCGTTCGCCGCATAGGCGCCGCGGATCACGCCGCAGCCCGAGTCATAGAGGGTGTGGACGCAGGTCGGCGAAAACAGATTGCGCGGCATGTCGTAGTCG